GGTTTTGGCGTTGTGCTCTTTTAAAAGAGGCCTATAAAGCTGGATTTGCAATTCTTTACTTCTTGAAGAGCACTCGATGCTCACGCCTGACTGATCATCAAGCAGATAAATTGCCCAGTTAATTACCGGCAAGATATCGAGATCACTCGGCTTTGGTGATGTGATTTCTTCGCATCGAGAGCTAAGTGTACGTGTTTCAACCAGGTGAACAGACGCCACATCGCCAAGCCGCTTTAAAAACTCGATTGCCAAAGGCTTGAGATCGTTTGATTCATAGTTAAATGTAATTTTTGTATCCATATTACAATTATACTATTATTCGGCATCTAAATCATCGATATTATTAAGTAATTGACCGAAATCATACACTTTTTCTATTTCTGAAACCAATCCCGCTTCCGCAATATCATTGAGCCTGAGCGCCTTTTGCGCTATAACCACCAATTTTAGCGGCTTATTCATATCCTTGCCAGGGATATGTAATCTGCCTTCTTGGTGATAAATCTGAAAGTTCTGGGGAATTGTCTTTAGCAGGATGTCGTCTTTGTCGGCATCCCCGTTTTTAAGTTCGATAAGCAAAATATGGTGCCCGTCAACCGCAAGCAGGTCAATGTCTCCAGGTTGCCCCTTTGCTCGAAGCCCGATAGCTCTTAAGTCCATAATATCGTGGACTATGTAAGCTCCCTCAAGCTCAAACAAATGGCCCATTATATCCCCTGCTTGAGAGGAGAAGTCTTTAAGCCTACTTCGCCTACCTACTTCTATCAGTTTAAGTGATTTTTTCTTGATGGTTGACACCAATCCCTGAAATCCAGGGACTTTAAGCTCGTGCAATTCCTTGCAAACCTCTTCAAGGTCCTTGTGACTGTAGTTCTTCAAGGGCCCTGAAGCGGTGAATTGTGCATTTTCAACCAACTGGCGCATGCGGTTGATTTTTTCCCGCTCTGCATCGAGGTTGAAATCTGAGTTTGGAGCTGAACTTTTGGGCTTTTTCGGAGGCTTCTTGCCATTGCCGCCGCCAGCTGGTGGGGCGCCGCCGCCCTTGACGGGAGGTAATGCAGGCGGCGTTTTCTTGCTCTGCTTGGGCTGCTTCGGTTTTGCCGATGCCTCTGGAGCAGTCCCACTCTCGGCTTGAGCCTTTTTCTGAGCAGGGCCCTCGCCAAATATGTCAGGCCTTTGTGTGCACCGGCAGCGCACAGGTTTGCCAGCATGGCCATCGGGTGGCGGATCTGAATAGTGGAAATACACCCCGTTTCTGGCCTGGTGTGTTGGCCGTACATTAGGAGCGCCAGAGATGGACCAGAAATAGCCCACAATTCCGATGGACTCATGGTTGAGCCGAGTCAAATCACTGTTAATTTTACCCATCTGATCAGCGGCAATCAACCGGGCCCGATCTTCGTGGTACCCAAACTCTTTTTTAATGTCCCTGGCCAGCTGCGCATTGGAGGTCCCATTTTTATGGGCATCGATTGCCAAGCGCTGCAGGCGGTCGGCTGCGTCGTCCCCGATTTTACGCACCAAGCGCACATTCTCTGAGACAAAATCGTCGAGTTCAGCCAACTTTGGCGGGGTAATGCCTGGCACGATCTTGGCTTTTTCAGGGTCAAAATCCGCAGCGGCATCAACCTGGCTTTGCAGGCCCATCCGAGCATGAAGGTCGGTGGATAGGCCGAGGTTGTGTAAATCAGCCTGTTTGGCTTGGGCTTTGGCGCTCCAGTCTGATCGGGCGGAGTCAAACAGGGCATCAAAGAGGCCGTCTATCCTCACTCCGTCGTCGTCCGCTCGCTCTGAGTCAAGTCGGCTTTTTTCTTGGAGAACCTTTTCAACAAGGCTTTGGTACCAGGGTTTGAATTGATCCCAAATCAAACCAAAGAGCTGGGCCTCAAGTTTTTTGGGGTACTTTGTCTCCGGAAGCTGGGGAATCCTCGTCTTGGGGCTCCGGGCCTTCATCGATGTCATCTAACTCTTCACCTGGCTCTATTGCTATATCCTGGCTGAATCCGTCTGCTGAAAAACGGCTTTCGATGTGATCCGTGTCGAGCACACCCATCTGCCAGTATTTCTGATCACCGTTGGCGGTTTTCTCATAAACTTCAGCCTTTTCTTTGGGGGTCAGCTGCCAGAGCGAGCGCCACTGAAAAGAGATCTCCTGAGGTAACTTATGGGCAATGGCCAAATAGGTCATATATTTGCGGATCTGGGGGCTTAGCGTATCGCGTTGCAGCATACGAACCAGGTTGTAAAAACTGCGGCTTTGGTAAGCCCCTCCCTCGCCAAGAGAAGCCCCAGGGCTTTCGCCAAACAGCTCTGAATGGGGGATCCCTGTCATGGCGCAAAGAAACTCTTTGGCCAAATGGATGATGTCAGCAATGCCTGAGACATTGCGATTTACGTACTGGAACTCTTCTTCTTTGCCCATCAGCAGAGCTTGAACTGCGCTGATCAGCTTTCTGCGGGCGCGGGCCTGCTTAATGGCCCATTTTGCTCCGCCTTTTTTAACCTTTTCGGCAAAGTCTTCGGTTTTAAAAACCATTACGCTCTGATCTTTGAGGATTGAGCTGCCCATGCCATAGTCTGTGCAGTAATTGCGAAGTGCTTCCCAAAGAATGTCGATAATACTTTCGCCCCAGCCGTAATTGCTGAGACGGTTTTCGTCGCCGGCATCGAGGCCGTCGAAAACAAGAAGGCGATCAGTGTGATAGCGAGTGTAGTTGCTGGTGGTGATATCGTAATGGGTCACCGGCGTCCAGGGATCTCGGTAATCCACTGGAATAGCCCGGCGGGCATCAACCACAAAGCGCGGGATCGCGTCTCGAATGCGGTTTTTTTCAACCGGGGAATCCACCGGCTGACCGTCATCCACATCGAGCACCACCACGCCCCCGCGCCTGCCGCGAGCGGTTCGGGCTGCTTTGCCGATGATCTGAATGAGGTTTCTCTCTTCGATAAGCGCACTGATTTTGTCTGCTACCTTGCGATCAACAGTCCAGCTCAGCCATTCGCGAGTGGCTTCATTCACGGGGTGATCAACGATGCGCCGAGCGAGTCCATTGCTGGCCAAGAGACTATCCAGGGTTCGCCAATCCAGGCGACCCTCGGCGGCATACTTCCAATCGGAAACCGCTTTATCTTCGGGCGTGCCAAAGCCCAGATTCTGAGACTGAAAGCCATCCATTTGCTGGGCCATTCCCAGCTCGGATTGCAGGGCCTGGACCTCTGCCCGCAGCTCTGCCATCTGGCTGTCGCGCTGAAAAAGCGCAAGGGGGTTAAATTTCATTGTCTATCAGATCCCATGCTTCATCATCATTTCCGACAGAAAGTCGCTCCATTTCGCTTGCGACCCCGTACCTCAACGCATCACAGGCGTGGTCATTTTCTTTGATTGGCTTATCTTCCCCGCGCCTTTGCGCTTTGGGACACCAGGCGTAAGCGCCAATCTCGCGAAGAAGGTTTGTGCAAAGTTCTGAGATGACAATCAGCTCTCTATAAAGCAGGCCATCAACAGTTTGGATGCCTTCAGAGACCGAGTTATACGCTTCTTTGATGGCGATCCCGGCGTCCCTGAAACCGGCGTGATTCAACAGCTCAACACGCATGCCGGCCGCACTGGGGTCGATATATAGCGCGTCGGCCTTTCGGCCCCCAAGCCATTCAATCAACTCGTCTGCATACTGTAGGTTCGTTTTTTGACCGTTCTCACGGCCATTGTGAAAATACTCGTCAAGAACGTAAAAGACCCCGTCTTTAATGCCAATCAACAAGGCTGCAAACGGGTTTTGCGTGCCGTAATCACAGGCAACAATCACGCGATCAAAGCCTTTGGTCGGCATTTTCTCCCATGGGCGGGTATTTTTGCCGTGCTGGAATGAGGAGTAAATCACCCCATGTGCAGCCACCCAGAGCCCCTCTATCATTCGCTTATACCAAAGCGAACCGGGCTTGTACCGGGTCTTTAGGTTGTCGCGATACCCATCAGAGATGCCTCTATTTGTGCCATAGGTGAACGGGAATGCCTTAACGCCGCCAGACCTCAAAAGATCCGGATTGTTGATTACATCTTTCCACAGCCAATGCTGAGGCCCGGCTGGGTTTGTATCGCCAAAAAGCATCGCATAAGCAGTTGGGTCGTTTTCATCCTCAACACTGAGGCGGGCAGTAAGCTGCTTGTGAAAGTCTTCATTGGCATAAACCCCTTCGGTCATGTAAGCCAGGCCGAAGGTAGATCCGCTTATCGCTTCGTGAGAATCCGAATCGCCGTATGAGAACGAGTAGAAGTCTCGTTCAAAAATGCGGCCGCTGCCAGTGGATTTGTCGTAGGTATAATTGTCTGGGCCAATCCAAGCAAAAAGGTCTTTTAAAAAGATTCTGTAGACGCCCTTTTTGCTGCTTCCGCAGAAAGCGACATCGGTATATTCCAGTCCCTTTGGCAGGCATCGGAGAGCCTCTGCAAAACGGATGTTGATTGCAAA